TAAGAAACTTTCCAATGCATGAATAACAACCTCATTTAATGAAATGTTATGTCTATATGCCAATTTGGTAGCATCTTGATGCAATTGGGTGCCAACTCTTACGTTAAAAGTTCCACTACAAGGCTTCTCGGGATTAATTCCTTTTTCCTCACAATGTTGTAAATACGCATCTACTGCCTCATGAAATGCAGCTTTTAGTTCAGCATATGTCTCGCCAATATAAATAATTTTTGAGCGCACAAATAGAACCTCACCAACCAGACATTCGTCCTCTTGGCTAAACTCCATGGAGCCTTCAAAACCTTTATATTTAAAAGTCTCTTTCATTTTTCCACTCCAATACCCTGATCTTTCAAAAATTCTCTAGCTTTTTTAATGTATATAACCTTGATCTCATCATTGGGATGAGGTTTGACAAAGTTTAGTACAATCTTTGGATTGTCTTTATAAAAAATACAGTGAGAACTACCTCTTCCATTAAACTCTAGAGTAAAACCAAGCCGAGCCATCATTGTTTCGAAATCATTCCACTTAAAGTTTTTGGGTGGAGGGTTGCTAAAAAATCGTTCTAAAAGTTTGTCAGCTTTGGTCAATGTATTCTCCTCCTATTAATAAAAGTTTGCAACTGAATTTTAGTTGCACCACTTGAAATCCATTCATAACTATTTCCAAATTAAATTAAGCCGCATATAGCGGCTTTTTTATTAATATTTAAACTCTCTGTGGTGCTGAACAACCACACCAATGATGGAGATTTCTATTTGCAAAGAATTGTAAGTAGGGAAATCAGGGTTTAATGGCACCAATTCGATAATATCCACACCATGCTCATTTATCCCAATAACGCGATATTTTTTAAAAGTGGTTAGGGCTACGCCTTGCTGAATTTCCTGAGCAACAACCAGCGATCCTGGCACTGGGGCTTTCGCAGCATCAACCACAATCGCATCACCTGGCATAAACTCTGGTGCCATACTCATTCCATCAATTGTTAATGAAAATACAGCTTTAGGGTCTAAACCTTCATAAGTTGTATAGGTTTCGCCTTTAGGGTGAACGCCATTATATATAACCTCTCTCCATATGCCTGCCTGAACAAAATCTAGCACCGGAATCTTCCTTAATGTCTTCCCTGTAGGTTTTACATTTCCATATCCCTCACTTATTGCACCCGTATTCCCATTAGATTTTGAGGAGGTGATAAGGGGGTTATCTCCTGATATAAGCCAACCAACATCAACTTCAAGCACCTCTGCTAATTTTTCCAGAGTCTCTTTACTAATCTGGCCTTTTTTCCATTTAGCAGGTGCTTGTGGACTAAGTCCAATCATTGTTGAAGCTTTCGACCATGAAAGTTTTTTAGCAAGTAATGCCTTCTGTAAGCGATCAGCAATAGTTTCCATATCTACACACTTTAACCTTTGGTTAAATTATCAAGTAAAAAACGGTCGAAAGGAATCAACCATAGGTTGCATTATTATGTAACTGGTGGTTTAATAAACTTAGTTTATCTGGTTTAACTAAGGTTTAAATTATGAACCCCATGCAAAAAGCGATTAATGCTGTAGGTGGGCGAACAAAAGCCGCAAACCTATTAGGAATCTCCTATGTAGCAGTTCGCAAAATGGAAGAGAAGGGATCGCTTCCTAGAACAGATTACACAGGCGAAACAAGCTACGCACAAACACTAGCTAGTAACAGTAACGGTCTTATCACTACCGATTGGCTTATGGATAAGGCTAACCCAAAACATCATACCGTTGCTGCTTAAACCAATTATCAACAACTTAGCGTTTTTAATAAACGTGAAAGTAAACAAGGTGTTCACATGGATATATCCAAGGAAAGCAAAACCGCACTACACAAGATGATTCATCAATCAAATGGGATTACGCCTAAAGAACTGGCTGATGTAGTGGGCGTGTCTCATAACACGATTTTGAATTATGCCAATCCAAATATGGAAAACCATTTGCCAAGTCTAAAAGCATTTGAAGCGATGCTGACCTATACACAAAACCCAGCTCCATTAAAAGTATGGGCGCATAAATTGGGCTTTATGTTGGTTCCAGTAGATGCGGCAGAGGGTAAGGGTCATGAATTGGGTGTTCTTGAGTCACTGCTGGGTATGAATGTTGGGAATGGCGCAGCGAATAAGCAGGTTTTGTCTGCTTTGGAAGATGGTGTGGTGACACCTGCTGAAATGGATGAGACAGATCACATCCTGGAAGGAATTGAACACAAAATTCAGTCTTTGCGTAAAGCCATGAAAGGTGAGTGTGCAAAGTATTTATCAGCTCTACAAACAGAAAAAGCCTGATGTGCGAGGTCAGGCTTATTCAATTCATTAATGATTGGAACCAATGAATATGAAATCAAATCTAGCACATGAACCACCAATACCTCAAGGGCAAGTAGTTCATTTTCCAAAAAATGAGCGCAAAGCTATGTCGAATAAAGAAGAGCGCTACACCAAAATGCCTAACACGTTAATTGACAGCCAGATCATGGCCCAGTTAAACGACAAGGCATTCAAGTGTTTAATGTTTGTCATGCGCCAGACTATAGGATTTGACCGTGCATCCCATCCAATTGCTATCACTCAATTTCAAAAATATTGCGGTATCAAAAAACGCGATACAGTTATGGCATGTATTCGTGATCTGGAAGAGCTGGGTTTAATCAAAGTTGAGAGAACAACAGGTTGCCTAAACGAATATCAATTTACTCCTGACCAGTACCGCGAAAAGGGACTAGTACCAAATGAGGGTAGTACCCTTAAAGGTGATGGGACTAGTACCACCAAACGGGACGGGACTAGTACCGTGAAAGGTGACAGGACCAGTACCGTTGAACGGGGCACTATTAAAGAAACACTTAAAGAAACATTTAAAGAAAACTTTAAAGAGAAAAACGCGCAAGAAAATTCAGTTGATCAGGTATTGAATCTCTGGACACCAGATTTACATTCTCTGAATTCCTGGTTACAACGATCAGGTGAAACTCCGATGACTCAAGAGCTGGTGAATCAGATTTTGCTTGAAGTGAATGCTCACTACGAACCACGTTTGAACGCAGGCTTGATTACAGACACCCAGATGTATTCAAACTTTGTGAAGTGGATCAAACGTAAATACACTCAAAAAACATATCAATCCTCTGAAAAACAAAATTCTAATCTGGATGTGAACACTGCCTGGAACAATCAACCGGTAAAGCAACATGCACCAGTGAATTCACCAGTACATATCCCGGAGGACTTCGTATGAACGCAATGTCGATGCTGAATCAGGGATTGAAACAAACACAAGAGATCTGCTCGAAACACAAAACCCCTATGGTACAAGCTGGGCCATTCCAGAAGTGCCCACAATGCGCCGTAGAGTTCCTGGAAGAACGAAAGCGAAATGCACAGGCCGAAATTGATCGTACCGTACGTGAAAAACACTTTGCTGGTGCAATGCTTCCAGAACGTCATGCTGAGTCAGGTTTTAAGAATTATATCGTTCAGCATGCTGGTCAACAGAATGCATTGAATCTGGTTGTTTCCTTTGCCAAAAACATGATCAGTGGCCACAAAAATAACTTTGTGATGGTAGGACCTACTGGTACAGGAAAAACTCATCTCAGCTGCGCAACAGCTCGGACATTGCTCAACAAGGGCAAATATGCACGTTACATCACCAGTGAGGACATGGCACAGAGAATCATGAACGCCTGGGAGCAGCCGGACGCTACAGAGAAGTCTGTGATTTATGACTTCATTCAGTATGACCTGTTAATCCTGGATGAATATGGACTGCATGACCGTGATAAGCGTAGAGAGCTGGTGCACAAGGTTTTGTATGCACGCTATGACCGCATGAAGCCGACCATGCTGATTTCGAATCTGACATTGGCTGAGCTTCAAAAGGATTTAGGTGATCGTCTTTGGTCTCGATTTCAGCAAGGTGGTTTAACCGTAATGGAGTGCAATTGGGCGGATCAGCGTGTAGGAGGTGGGGTGTGAACATACCGAGCATCCAGCGTTTCGAAGAAATCAAAGACATCCTAGTGTATGTGGCCTTTTCAAAACATGAGGTCACATCAGCAGAGCTTGAAGAACATGTATGCGACAAAACTAGATCTTCTTTAAATCAAAAATTGCGCGGTCTGGTTCAGGCGGGCTACTTGGCTTTTAGATGTAATCACTGCACTAGGTTGTATGTGGCTACAGAAAAGACCAAACAGCTATTTGGAGTGCGTGCTGTGGGGGATGCATGACCAGCTACTCAATCGCTGAATACAAAAAAATGGTTAAAGCCACTAGACCGAAAGGGCGCTCCACACGCCCTAAGGTCAAAGGTGAAAAAGTACAGAATGAGTTTGAAGCGAAGCTGGCCAGAGAATTAAAGACATTAAAAATTAAGTTTGAGCAGGAATTTTATTTTCATCCTGAACGTAAGTGGAGAGCTGATTTTCACTTAATTGATAAAAAGATTTTGGTAGAGGTTGAAGGTGGGATCTGGAGTGGAGGAAGGCACACAAGGGGTAAAGGCTACCTTGGGGACATAGAAAAATATAACGCCGCAACAATGATGGGTTTTCAGGTAATACGGTTTAGTACAGATCAAGTGAAGTCAGGTCACGCGATCCAGCAGATAGAGAAGATGGTAGGGGAAATACGATGAATGCAGCAGTAACGATTATGCAGGCAATGGATTGGACTAAGTTTAGTGCTGAAGATTGGTTTCGTCAGTTTGGGGCTTGGATGAATGGGGATACTGAAACCATGGTAGTCATGGTGAAAACTATGCCTACTCGACGAATTACCCAGGAACAGCGTGAACGTCTTCTGGCAATGTACATGAGTGATAAAACGCTTAAGGATCGCTTATGCACTCAGCGCCGTGGTATTCGCTGTCAGATTGATGACAATGAAGCGCGTGCAATTCAGCGAGTGATTATTGAATTAAAAACAATTGAAGATGAGATTGTCCAGGAATGGGTATCAACATTGTGGTCTCATTATGTAATGGGTAATTCATTGCGTGACATCGCTGAAAGCAACGACACATCAGTGCTCCAGATTCGCCAAGACTTGAAGTGTGGACTGGCATTTGTGAAGTGTCGCTACCCTCACTTAACTTTTGATATGTTTAAAAAAACCATTTGACTGTGCGCACAGGGTATGCGATATTCGTGTTATAGTGACCGAAGTGTACGTTGATGCACTAAGTTGATTTAAAAGCTCGCCAAATGGTGGGCTTTTTTGACATTATTTATTCATAAAATTAAGTGATAATGTCTTTTCGTTTTTGAGCTCTAATTGAAATGGCGATTTTAACTGTTAAAAAACTAGAAGATACTCTCGGTAAATTAGTGGCTGAAGGTAAAAAGCCTGAAAAGATTTTATTAGGCTATAAAGCGTATGGCGAGCTAATGAATGATCGTAGCTTTTTTGAGGAAGTGGCTGGCTCGGCAATGGATCCAAACAAACGAAAATATAAAAATATTAAAATTAAGGTCACTCAAGACGAATACCAGTTTAACGTGAAATGTCAAAAATAGGTTTAAGCATCAAGGAAAGCTCGCCAAATGGTGGGCTTTTTTATTGCCCTGAGAAATATTAGTGTAATCATACCAAATTAAAATGCTTGATTAACCAGGAAGGAATCTTGCTTAGTTCGACAAAGTTAATGACATTATTTCAGCAATTAATATTATAAATTCATGTTTTATAAGTGAAAATAACTGACATTTCTTGCGACATGATTGCTTGATTGTCCAGGAGTAAAATTATGCTTAGATTACTGATGTGTTTATTCGGCTTCCACGGTGCGACTGAGATCGACTACACAATTGATGATGAAGAAATCAAGGTGTGTCGGGATTGTTTGAAAGAAGTTAAACAGTAAAAACCCCATTAAGAAATGGGGTTTGGATAAGAATATATTGCCTATGTTTTATTGAAAATTAAAAGGATCATATTTAGTATCCTTGATTGCTAGGATCACTAAAACCGATGACAAAGCTAGAAGCCCTAAAATTTCTAAAAAGAACATGTCATGTGAAGTTGTAGCCAACACTAAAGTAGCCAACACTAAACAAGCCAAAGACATACATACAAAAGCGCCTAATACGGAATATAGAAAAGTGAGTTTCATGATTAGATATATATTCAAAAAATAAAGCGTGATCAAATTAACATAAAATTTAAGTTGTTATTAACGTAAATTATACACAAACAATACGCTTTAATCGAAACCTTAAATAGCCGAACGTATTACGGCAAACAAAGCCCCTCGCATTCTAGATGTTGAGGGGTTTTTCTTTTCTTATTGGTGGTACCTATGACAGACAAAGTACAAGCTAAACAAGACTTAGAATTTTGCAGTGCTGAGCTGTCTAAATATCAGAATCTCAGTAGAGCTGAGCTTAAGCGGCATCAAATGATTGCGATAGATGAAATTATGATTGAACTGAAACAACGAATTAAAAATCTTAGAAATATGCTGCAATAAAAGATTAGTCAAGATATTTAAAATGATCACTTTTGATATTGTTCCATATACCTTTTATCTTTATATCTATTAATGGTAGACATAAAGCTAGGGCATTCTCTAATGACAAAAATTGAAATGTTGGTAACTTTATTGGCGATCTTAATTATAAGCTCAATAATCTATCTAATAGGGCAAACGTACAAATAAAACCTCCTTCGGGAGGTTTTTTAATGGCTGATCTTTTATGGATGAGAAAGCATACAAAATTTTTACTCAGAAGATCCCACCCAAAAAGAAATCACGAACCAGACCATTACCTAAGCCTGGTGAGAAATACTTAGAAGCATTCGATCGACTCAAAGAAATTCTTGATCGGATGGAAATCAAGTACGAAGAATATTTTCATTTTAAAAGCACTAAGCATTGGCGCTTTGATCTTCACCTCGTGGGCTACCTTACATTAATTGAAATTGCCGGTGGTCCTTGGTCTGGTGGGCGTAGAGGTAAGCTGGCAAATAAGGCGTGGAGTGTCGACAAATACGATCATGCTGAAGAAATGGGGTATCGGTTTATACGTTTTGAGATTAGCGATATTCATTCTGCAATCGCCACAAGATGGCTGCGAGATTTAAAGGCATCACATGGAACAGTTCAGACCATTCCCACCGACGGATCTGATTGATCAGGCCGAAGAAGAGGAAGCCATTCGCTTGGCACCAGCACCAGAGCTTAAAGAATGGTCATGAATAACTGGCTTACTTTAGGTGGTGAATTACATAACCCGGATCATGATCATATTGCCGAGCTGCTACACGACAATGAAGAGTTCCTTGCATTCGCCTGGGCTTCATCTGCCGCCGTAGCGAAAAAACGTATGGTGTTAGGCCAATGTGAAAAGGTCATGTTTAACGTAGGTGGCTGGAAGAAAGCACGCCAGGAACAACAGATGCGGGATTGGTTTGGTTTTGTGCCGCAATATCTGATTACCATTGATGCTACTTATTGTGAACAGGCTACAGATAGAGACTTCTGCAGGCTGATTGAACATGAGCTTTATCACATCGGTGTAGAGCGTGATGAAGATGGCGAAATCATTTATAGCGATATGACTGGGCTGCCTAAGCATTACTTGGCTGGCCACGATGTTGAAGTGTTCTTTGGTGAGACTAAACGATGGGGTGCAGGCGAATCTGTTAAACGGCTTTTGGAAATTGCCAAGAATGCGCCGTTTGTATCTGAAACGAATATTGCTGCGTGTTGTGGGAACTGTGTCATAGGTTAAATTTTTTTGCCTATCTTCCTTGACGTACCTTGACGGATAGAGAGAAATGGCAACATTAAATAAGAAGCAAAAAATCTTTATAGTTCGTTCACTTGCAGTTTTTAACACACCACAAGAAACTGTATTGCTCGTCAAGGAAGAGTTTGACTTGGAGGTCTCCAGACAACAAGTTGAAACCTATGACCCAACCAAGCGAGCTGGCAAGGACTTAAGCGCCGAATTAAAAGATGAATTTGAATTAACGCGTAAAGACTTCTTGGACACACCACAAAATATTCCAATTGCTAATTTGTCAGTGCGTTTGCAACGCTTGGAAAATCAATATCAGAAGCATGGTAAGAACCGTGTAGCCGCTTTAAGCATTCTTAAGCAGGCTGCTGAAGATGTAGGTGGCAAATACACCAATAAAACAGAATTGACTGGTGCAGGTGGTGGACCACTACAAAGCGAAAATATTACCTATGTGACTGCTACTGATGAGCAAGTAAGGCAGGCAATAGATGAACTCGAAAACGAATATTGATCCTGTCAAAATCAAAGCAAAACGTGTGAAATGTGAAAAGGAACACTTATTTTTTACACGTGCATTTTTCCTGCCTCGCATGGGCTTTAAGTTTTCAGTCAACTGGCACCATGAATACATAGCCTGGGCAATTGATGAAGTCATTGCTGGTCGAATAGAAAACTTAGTCATTAACGTTCCACCTGGTTCGGGTAAAACTGAATTACTGACCAATCTGATTGCACGTGTATCGCCCGAAACCAGCGTTCACGATTCTTGTATTTGTCATTCTCACAGTCACTTGTAGAGGATGTGTCTTCTACGGCGCGAAACATCGTGAAATCGGTCGATTTTCAGGGCTTATGGCCTGTGAAGATCTCGACCAGTACCGATGCTAAGGCAAGTTGGAAAACTACTGTAGATGGCTATGAAGCAGGGCACGTGTATAGCGCCTCAATGGGTGGTCAGGTTACAGGTCGCCGTGCAGGTACTTTGGCAGATGCTGGATTTACCGGTGCGATTATCCTGGACGATCCGCTTAAGCCTGAGGATGCATTCAGTAAGACGGCACGTAACAAGGCGAATCGTAAGATTCTGAACACGGTCAACTCACGTAAAGCCAAATCCTCTACACCGATTATTCTGATCATGCAGCGTTTACACGTTGAGGATCCAACTAACTTTGTGATGACGGGTAATGTGCCAGGGAAATGGCATCAGATCTCGATACCGGCACTGATTGATGATGATTACATCAACTCATTGCCTGAGCATATTTGTAAGAAAGTGCCGCGAGATGTCGAACGTGATGAAAAAGGCCGTCAAAGCTACTGGCCATTAAAAGAATCTTTACTTTCGTTACTGCAGCTGGAGAAAGGTGGCCAAGACAAAGACGGCGCTACGGTATCTCGGTATACATTCAGCAGTCAGTACCAGCAAGAGCCTAAAAAGCTCGGCGGCGATCTTGTTAAGGCTGAATGGTTCGGTCGCTATCTCGAATTGCCTCCACTCAAGTGGCGTGCGATTTGGGCAGATACGGCGCAAAAAACCAAAGAGCATAACGACTATTCAGTGTTCTTATGTGCAGGTCTTGGGCATGACAATCGCCTATACATCATCGACGTGCGCCGTGGCAAATGGGAAGCACCTGAGCTGATTAAGGAAGCTAAGGCTTTCATCAATAAGCACAAGGAAAGCAATACCAAGATCGGTAAGCTTCGATACATGGCCATCGAGGACAAGGCATCAGGCACGATGCTGATCCAAAACATTTCGCGTGATACCACGTTACCGATTAAGGCAATCCAGCGTGATACAGACAAGCTGACTCGTACCATGGATGTGGTGTTCTACGTTGAAGACGGTCGCGTCATGTTGCCTGTAAGTGCGCCGTGGCTATTGAACTATGTGGAAGAGATCGAAGGGCTTACTGCCAGCATGTCACATGAGCATGATGACCAATGGGATCCGACCATCGATGCAATTAACGATTCACTTGCGAAAAAGCCGACTGTATTTGATTAGAGGTATTTATGGCTAAAGAAAAAAACAATGCAGACGGCAAGCTTAAAACCATGGTCGCTGATGCTGTCAAAAAAGCAATCAACGCCATTGGCGATGCTGGTGCATATACAAACTTGGTATCAAACATTGGTACCGAGCGTGACAAAGCCACAGGTGGCAAGTTTGTCCGTAAAGACATTGATGATGAACAACTTGAAGCGGTGTATCAAAACTGGCTTGCACGCCGTATTGTGAATCGTCCAGCGTCTGACATGCTTCGTGCTGGATGGTTCTATGAAGGCATACAAGGTGGTGATTTAAAGCGCCTTGAAGAAGCGTGTAAGGCGTTTCACTTAGAGCATGTGCTTTTATCAGGCTTGATTCTTTCTCGTCTCTACGGCGTTGTGTACATCCTGCTTGGAACGGCTGATGGCGGTAACTTAGATCAACCTTTAGATATTTCGAAACTTGGCCAAGGTCGTTTGGAATTCTTTACGGTGGTTAAGAAGAAATATATCGAACCGGACAAAAACACATATTTGCCACCGTCGGCATGTTGTGGATTGCTCAAACAGCCTGAATTTTACGACATGAAGATGGGAAATGAGGCGAAGAAGCGCATTCACTATTCTCGCTTAATCCGTATTGCACATGCGGATGTGGTGAATGAAGAACCTCAAAGTATTTTGCAGGAAGTCTATGAGGATCTGCTCGATCATGCCAGTGTTAAGCGTGGATCCGCCAGCCTGATTCATGAATCTAAGATTGACGTCATTCAAACGCCTAACCTGGTCGACAAGATCAAAGAGGATATGAAAGGAGTCATGGAGCGCTTTATGTCTGTGGGCTTGATGAAAAGCTTGAATGGCATGCTGGTCCTTGATGCTGAGGAAGAATACAGTTCCAAGACATATAACTTCGCTGGCTTGCCTGACATGATGCGTGAATTCTCAGTCCAGACGGCGGGTGCGGCAGATATTCCCTATACGATTCTGTTTGGCCAATCACCTGCAGGAATGAATGCTACTGGTGAGCATGACACTCGTAATTATTACGACTCAATTGCCACTAAGCAGGAATGGGACCTCAAGCCGATCTTAATGAAGTTTCTTACCGTGATCTGCCAGTCTACGTTTGGACGCCAGATTCCTGAACTGAATGTGGTGTTCAATCCACTTTGGCAATTGGATGCGAAAGTCCGTGCGGAAGTGGAAAAAGCGAATGCAGAACGCGACGAGAAATACTTAAACATGGCCATCATTACTGAGCCTCAGATTGCACGTCAGTTAGTTATCGACGGCGTTTACTCAGTCATTGATGAAAATCACATCAAAGAATTGGAAACGATGGTGAAGCCAAATGACGACGATGATACAGATCCTTAAACCACAGCTTCAGCAGATCAAAAAACGCAAGAAAGGGCGCAAGGCTAAGCCTAAGGCAGTTAAGGTCAATCGCCGTATTGAGCTGTTCTATACACGTCAGCTTTTGGAAATCTCCAAGTATTGCCAGGAACAAACCAAGGATTTTGTTTTACCAACTGTAGGGCAGAACATTGGTGATAGCTGGGTGACCGATCTATTCACGGCGTTACGTGAAAAGATGGTGAAGTATACCTTGGAAGTGTCGGTATCTTTGGCGACTAAGGTGGTGATGGATACCAGCAAGGAAGTGGATAAGCAGATTGCTAGTCATACCAAGACCATTCTTGGTGTGGATTTGACGCCGTTTTTCCGTGGTGCTGATATTCAGGATGAAATCGATAATCAGATTGCTGCAAACGTCTCTTTGATTAAATCAATTCCAAGTCAGTACACCGATAAGCTTGAAGCATTGGTGATGAATGCCTTGCAGACAGGGCAGACCAACGAGGAATTAGCTCAGGAAATTAAAAAGCTCGGTCATAGTACGGACTTTCGTGCGCGACTGATTGCAGCCGACCAGATGGGCAAGATCAACGGCGCTATCAACAAGAAGCGTCAGGAATCCATGGGTGTGGAAACTTATGTATGGCAATCAGCAAAAGATGAGCGTGTACGAACAGATCATCGGATTAAAAATGGTCAAACATTCCGGTGGGATGAACCACCTTCAGGCGGTCATCCAGGTCAACCAGTTCGATGTCGATGCACGGCGTTGCCGAATTATGAGGATATTTTGATTGATTAGTTTAATTAAATTTAATAACTTAGGGGTGAATCGTAATTCAAACTAAGGAATAAAAATGCTTGTAAAAATCACTGAAGAACATTTTGTTAATCCAAATAATGTTACTTATGCCAAACTGGTAAAGGGGCGAATCGGTGCGACACTGACGATTTATTTGGTTGGTGGTGATACGATTCAGATACCAGTTAATGCAGAGCATCCAGATTATGCTGCTAATGAAATATTAGGTTTACTTAAATAGTTTAAATCAAAATTCCCACCCACTTCGGTGGGTTTTTTATTGCCCACAGAAAGGTGATGTCATGCGTAAAAAGAAATTTTCCAAGGAGCGTTTTTATCGCCGTCTGGAGGCTCAAAACAAAAACAAATGTTATGCACACGTAGGATTTGATACGGCGCATCCGCAAGAAGATTATTCAGTCATCATCAATCTTGATGCATGGAAGGATGTAATGAAACAGGCTGGTGAAGCTTTTGGCCGATGGTGTGCTCAATTGAATGAATCGTTGAAACCCGTAACTGAATATCTGGCAACAGATGAAGGTAAAGCAGCTTTATCGAAGGCACTTTCTAAAAAGAAAGAAAAGCCTGAGCAGGTGAGTGATTGGGACGTGATGCAAAGCGGTTACCCAGACTGCCAAATTTATCCTGACTTCAGTAGCAACATGGAAGCAGAGCTATTACGCAAGCCACTTTATTCAAAACGCCGTGGACGTGGTGGTCTTGTGGAGCATGAACCCTTGGGATTCGATGAGTCATTTCAGCACTTACACAGTGCTGAATCAGCAGAAAACTTAAGAGCCGATGGGCTCTTTTTTAATGCTCAAAATTCAGTAAAACAGCCTGAGCCTAAGCCTGAATTTGTACCACCTCTACCATTGGAAAAAATTGAAGCAACTGAGCCAAATAATGACTCAGGATTGTTTGGTCAATGCTTATTACACATGGCGGCAATCGTAGCTTGTGCACTTCTTTTATGCGGAATCTTACAAAAGCTGAGTCATTAACTCATGAAACTCATTTACCAACTCAAAATTGGTGACTTTGCACCAAGCGAAAGTACACGCTCATTTACTCAAGAAGGGTATCTGAAATGTGTCAATGTGCGTTTGGCCAAAGCACCTCAAGTACGTCAGTACTACGCTTATGAATTTCCAAATCTGGAAGGCTATTCAGCGGATCAGGTCATTAATGTCTATGTGGCAGCTGAGGATCTATTTAAACCGGAAGTCATTAAAGGATTCGACGGCGTAGATGCAACGGACTATCACCCACCTAAGAATGAAATCAATGCTTCCAACTGGAAGGAATACCACATTGGCGAATGCTTTAACGTGCGCCAAGAAGGTGATTTCTTGGTCGGTGATCTGATCATTAAAGATCAGAACAGTATTAATGCTATTCAGAACAATGAGCGCGTTGAGATTTCATTGGGCTACGCGGCTGATCTTGTCCTTGAACAAGGCACGGCGCCAGATGGTACGCCGTATCAAGCCAAATTTATCAATTTTAAAGGCAATCACGTGGCGCTGGTGAAATACGGTCGCTGTGGCGGTGATTGTCGCGTCGGTGACCATAAACCAAACCCAAAGGAGAAAAAGATGGAAATTAAAGTAAACGGTATTCGCTTTGAGATTGGTGACAACCAAGCGCTAGCTGATGCTGTAAAGCAACAAGAAGACCAGCTTGAAAACTTAAAAGCAGCAAAACTTAAAGTCGGTGACAAACAATTTGCCATCGGTGATGAATTGCCAGCTGTACAAGCGGTGGTTGATACCTTGCAGACTGAAAATGCAGAACTTAAGCAAAAAGTCGGTGATCTTGAGAAAAACCAAATCACACCTGAAAAACTTGATCAGGTCGTGGCTGAACGTGCGTCAGTGGTTGCGGACGCCGTTGCCTTGGTACCAGGTATCAAAACAGAAGGCTGTTCATGTGAGCAAATCAAACGTGATGTGATTGCAGCCAAAGCAGGTGACACATTGGTGACTGCTGTACTCGGTGGTGTCGCCGTGGGTGATGCTAAACCTGAACAGATCGACACGGTCTTCCGTGCACTGTCAGCAGTGAAGTCGACCACACCAGGCAATGCAGTCGGTGATGCATTACATCAACAGCAACAACAGCAAAACAATAATCAGGACCCTAAAGAAAATAAGGGTTATGACAAGTCTGCTGCATACAAAACAATTTAAGGGGAACTTGAATCATGGTTCAGCAATTAAATGCGGTGGTCGGTCAGCGTGGCCGTTTAACCGCCAAAGAAGTTGTACTGTCATTACCGCTTTCAGGTCTGACTTTAGTCAATGACGGTGATGTGGTTGTCCGCACGACTGATGGCAAATCTGTAACAGCTGTGACGGGAGCGACACCTACACGTTTTGGTGTCGTGGTACGCCACGGCGTTGGTAAATCAGGCAAAACGGCGGCTGGTAAAGAAGCCTATAAAGCGGCTGATATGTTGCCTGTGATGTTTGAAGGTGCAATTTGGGTCAAGCCTACAGCGCCAATCACTGACATTACTGCTGCGGTTTACGTAAAAACTGCAAACGGTACCACAGCAGCGCCGTTGGGTTCTTTGTCGAGCTCAGCAACTGACGGAACAGTATTACCAGGTGCAGCATGGGAAACCGTGACAGGTGCCGATGGTTTAGCCCTTCTTAATCTTCGTGGAGCTTAATTAAACATGAGCAAATTAGCAAAAATGAAAGCGCGTTTAACGCCGATTTCACATGCCATTCAGGCACAGGTGGGTGATGCGTTTAATATGGACGCATTGGCACAGCTCTTCGTAAAGATCGAAGAACAAAACGAAATTACACCACAGCTTGCACAGGTCCTTGACTACGCCAAGTTCATCCCAGTGACTAATGTAAATGCGGTTTATGGTGGTGGTGAAATCCTGTCTCGTAAAAAAGGCGTGGGTATTGGTGAAGACTACGCAGGTACTGGTGATGATATTCCACTTGCAGAAGTTGAATACGACACTGTAAGCCTGCCGGTGAAAGTAGGTGTGATTGGCTACCAATATTCAGTAGTTGAATTAGCGACTGCACAGCAAATGAACCTCACGCTTGAAGCGGACAAAGTTCAGGCTGCAAACTTGGCTGCTGAAAAACACATGTCAAATGTGGCTTGGTATGGTTACACCAAAGCCAATGCGAGTGGACAGCTTGAGCAGGTGAATGGCTTCTTGAATCAAACAGGCGTGACCATTGTGACAGGTCAGCACGATTGGTCTACGGCGACCATTGAAGAGGTTTTATCCGACTTCAATAACTCGTTAGCTGACTCGGCAGACTTGTTTGACGGTGATGCATCCATTGAGCCTGATACCTATTTGATGGCATCAGCGCAGTACACACATCTTTCAACACGTGTGGTGCCAGACTCAGGCGGTAAAACATTCCTGAAGTACATTGAAGAAAACAATATCTTCTCAACTCAAGGCAAACCATTAGCCATCCGTGGATCTGGCCGTGGTAATGGTAAGGGTACCGCAAGTGCTGACCGTTCGATCATTTATCGCCGTGATCCATCATGTATCCAGTTCAAAGGTAACAGCGTTGAATTCTTGACGGCGCAACCGAAAGGATTGGATGTACTTGTGCCTGGTCACTACAAATACCAGGGCGTTTGGCTGAAGCGTGTTGACTCGCTTCGTTACCTTGACCATGCATAAGGATTAAAACTACATGGCTAAATATTCATACACATACAGCGGCTCTAATGCCGCTTTTGTTTTTGCTGGCCTTGCAACTTTGCCTAAAGGTATCGCCGTAGCGATTGAAGCCAATCAGCATAAAGCTTTGCAAAAGAATAAATTTGCCAAGCATCTGATTGATGCAGGTGAGCTGAGCATCGAAGAAATTGCAGAAGTCGGTGATTCGAAACCTGCTTCGGGTCGCGGTAAAGGCTCTCAAGCTGGTAAGTCTGATGATGGTAAAGGCAAGGATGAATCCAAACCTGCTGAGCTCACGATTGATGACGTGCGTAAAGCGCTGACCGATCTTGAAATCACCTTTGCTGAAGATGAAACCCTTGAGCAGCTGCAAGCCAAACTTGCTCAAGCCACTGAATAAGGTGAGCTATGGACCCACAAGCTTTTAAGTTGAAGTTTAAGTACGACACGGCGCTGATGAATCTACCAGATGCAGAAATTGCAGATGCGTTAGAAGAAGCGGATCTCGTTGTGAAGTCACTTGAATTTGGTGATCTGAAAGAACGTGCTGTGGGTCTATATGCAGCACATATTCTCAAGGTTGCACTCAAATCGAAGTCGGGTAACAGCTTTTCAGATGCGTCGAGTATGACGATTGCAGGGCAGAGCGTGAGCTTTTCACGTTCTGGTACCGATGCGTTTTATAACCAAAGCATTTATGGTCAGCGTTACCTGGCATTAAAAAATTCAATTCCAATCGGCAATGATGGTACCAACCCTAATCGTTTGGGTGTTGGTGCTTTCGTTGTTTAGGAGCAAGGCATGTCATTTAAGTATCAAGCACCAGTGCATTTTCAAGGCACTTCCGTTGAATGTGCGGGTCAGACTTATCACATCACAACTAAGCACACGATTGAATCTGATGTAGATATTTTCTATGGATTACAGCCATTAGGTTTTACACGTGCGGTACCTGAAACCAAAGCAGAATCTAAAAAGGAAACTGCTGCTGCAAAGTAGGTGATGTATGAGTAATTACCGTGTTGATGCTGATGTTGATTTTAACGAGGTCAATGAACGTGTACGTGCTGAAATACGGCGCACGGTAAATGCACTCACACTTAAACTTCAGCGCACTATTCAAGAAGACATGCTGACAGGTCAGCGCCTGAATGTGCAGTCTGGGCGTTTAAGAGGATCCGTTTCATCTAAGGTGGAAGAGGATAAGGATTGGATCGAGGGTACAGTCGGTGCGGGTGGTGCTTTGGTACCATACGCCTTTGCTCATGAATTTGGGCTTAAAGGTGCGATGGCCATTAAAGCGCATCTTCGGATGATCAAGAAAGTCTTTGGCCAGCCGATCACACCGCGTCAAATCATGATCAAAGCCCATTCACGTAAGGTGGATATGAAGGAGCGTCGTTTCATGCGTGATTCATTGGATGAGGTGGCGAAGATCGTACCCAAGAATATTGATGCTGCAATTCAAAGGGGTTTAAGCAGTGAATAGTGAAACCATTTACCAGGCATTGTTTAACCGTCTATCAGGCATCGATGGCTTTGTGACGACATCACGAAGACTTAAACATTTCAACAATGTGGCACCTGATGCGCGTCCAGCTTTATTCGTAACTCAAGGCAATCAAACCGAAGTGCCTGTGAAAGGCTTGGATGCCAAAGTTGAGCTTGAAGCGGAAGTGTACGTTTACATTCATGAATCAGATCCAACGATACCGCCGTCGGTACAGTTGAATCAGATGATTGATCAAGTGCGTGCCAAGCTTGCACCTGATCATCCTGATATGTGCGAATACCAAACCTTAGGGGGATTGGTCGAGCATTGCTGGATCGAGGGCACGATCGAAGTCTTTGAAGCAGTTGAAAACATGCTCGATGACCAAGGGATTGCCATTATTCCGATACGGATCCTTACCACTACCTAAAGCAATTCATAAACTCCATGACCGCCAATACGGCGGTTTTCTCATTTTTAAGAGGTCGATATGGCTCAATATTTATTTGGTGCCGGTAAAATCTTTGCCACACCATTACAGGATGTGCACGGTAATCCAATCACCAATGGCACACCAGTGGAAGTGGGTGTAGTGCAGTCAACGTCAGTTGATATCAGCTATGACTTAAAAGAACTCTATGGCCGTGGTCAGTTCGCCGTGGATGCCGCACGTGGTAAAGGTTCGATTAAGTGTAAAGCAACAATGGGTCGCATCAACGGCGCATTGTTGAATTCCATTTTCTTTGGTGGCGTGGTCACTGAAGGTGGTATTACTGCAGTCGCACAAACCATCAATGGTGAAGTCGTTGCAGCGTCAGTAACACCAGTCGTTCCGAACAGCGGCACATTCTTGAAAGACTTGGGTGTGACAGATGCCAAAGCAGTTCCTTTAAAGCGTGTAGCAAGTGCACCGGTTGCAGGTCAATACAGTGTGGATGAAGCGACAGGTGTTTATACCTTTGCAGCAGCTGATGTGGGTAGAACTGTTTTTATCAGCTTTAAATACACAGCGACGGTGGCAGGTGCCAAGTCAGGTGTCGTAAGCAATTTGGATATGGGTTATACGCCTGAATTCAGTGTTGATCTGTTCCGTGACTACAAAGGTAAATTCTTTGGTATGGAATTCTTCCGCTGTGTCAGCAATAAGCTTGCGTTCAGTTCAAAACAGGATGATTACGATCTACCTGAATTTGAATTCCAGCCAATGGCTGACGACTTAAACCGCGTCTTTAAATGGACTACTTCGGAGTAATACCAAATGCAATTTAACCAGGTCGAAAACCCACGTGGTAACCCACTTAAAATTAATGGCCAGCTTTGGATTTTTGCGCCGTTGTCATTAGGTGCTGCTGAAAAGTTAATGCCAAAGCTTAAAACCTTTGATCCAAGCGACTTTGCTTTAGTGACAGATGTTGCGTATAGCTCTTTAAAGCGCAACTATCCTGACATTACACGCGAATTCATTGCTGATGAACTGCTTGATATTGGCCATGTAAACGCCGTATTTGAGACAGTTATGGGGGCTTCTGGTCTGGTTTATACAGGTGATGAAGAGCAGGCCACTGATTCGGGGGAATAGACTGGGAGGAGCTGTACACGCATTTGGTGCTGACATTGGGCAAGGATTACGACTATGTGCGTAATGAATTGGATTTCCCAAGAGTCAAAGCATTGAATGCGTATTACAAACAGTGTCCTCCCAGCCATGTTGGCATTCAGCGTCTGTGTCGGATCCTTGAAGCATTTATGGGGATTGAAGACAGTACAGGTTCAGATGATCCGCAAACCGATGATGAAGATGATTTGTATGCGGATCTGCAGAACTTTCCTCAGGGTGGCTAAGGTTACCCTGATTGATTTTTAAACGAAGTTTGATTAAAGTTTGTGTGAACTTTATAACAACTTGGAATTATTATGAGAAATTTGTTTATTGCCGGGGTAATCACAATCTCTCTAATTGGATGTGCTAAAAACAATGAAGCAGATATTTTAGCAAAAGAAACTCAATCAGCAGCAGAAGACCTAGAAAAAGCAAGATCACAAATTTCTCAGCCTGAGTCTATTAGTTCTTGGGAATATGATGAATCAATAGATGAAATGCGGGGTACCAAAGCTCAATACGCATATTTAAAGTCTGATAATCGGATTGATTTTGACTTCCCTTATGATGGTGGATCCTTTTTACAAATCACATTGCGTAAAAATAATAATAATCCAAGCGATGTAATGTTTGCTATTTCAAAAGGTCAATTTCACTGCAACACCATTACTGAAAGTTGTTTTGCAGCCATTAAGTTTGACAATGGTTCAATTCAAAATATTGAGCTAGCTGGAAGTGCAGATCACTCAAGTGAAATTATGTTCATAAGTCATCAGAGTGATGTGAATAAGTTTATAGCTGAATTAAAATCCTCAAAAAACTTAATTATAGAATTGCCGTTTTATCGTGAAGGTAATAAACAATTTAAATTCAAACTATCAGAATTAAATTGGGATACTCCGAAACAAGTCAATAAGAAAAGTCAACCAGCTACTAGTATGGCAGAAACAGCTGCTATAGATGCCGTTGCAGCTGCAGAGGCTGCAGCTGCTGATGCCACAGCTGTTGCCTTAGATGCTGAAGCATTACTGGAAGCTGAGGCTGAAGAATGAGATTAGTATATAAAATAATAGCTGGTGTAGTTGTTTGTTTGATTTTTATATTGAGCTTAAACTATTTTAATTTACAGCGTCATATGAATGAAATATTGAAAGATGATGTAAGAAATAAAGGGGTTGAGGTTTGGGTGCATTATAGCTGGCTAATTAATCCTAACGAGATTAAATATGACTTAAGGAACGTTTCCGATAATAACAGTACTGCAGATGTAACTAGAATTTTGCTGCAATATTCAGAAAAACTTAAAGACAAAAAGTACGATAAAGTGATTCTGAGTTATAAGGGTATGTCTAAATTTTACTTTAAGGGAGAGTACTTCCAAACATTAGGTGAGGAGTACGAATTTCAAAATCCTGTTTATACTTTAAGAACCATGCCTGAAAACGTCTATAGACTTGATGGAGATCCGCAATATGGTACATGGACAGGAGGATGGCTTGGTGTCATGGGTAAACAGCTAGAAGATCTAAACTCATTTGCCCAAGATTGGTATCTCAATGATATCTTAACCAATTAAGCTAATTTTATTATTTAACCGCCTTCATGGCGGTTTTTTTATGCCTGTGAGATAGGAATTATGAGCAACAATCGAGTGGAAGTGCACGTTGGTGCGAAGACTTCCGAACTTAAAAAAGGCATGAATGAAGCCGAAAGTATTGTCAAAGATACGGCGCAGAAGATTGAAGTCACAGGTAAAAAAGTGGACTTCAAGATTGATACTTCTGGTATCCAAAAAACTTTCGATAACCTTTCAAGCAATATCTCTACACAAATGCTTTCCTTGAGTAAAAAAATTGCTGCGGGTATTGGTTCTGCCTTAGCTGTAGATGGGTTGGTCAGTTTTACTCGCAATGCCATTAGCACCGCTTCTGAAGTTCAGAAAATGTCTGACATGCTAGGTGAATCAGTCGAAGACTTCCAATACTTTGCCAAGGGTGCTCAAACAGCTGGATTATCATTAGAACAGTTCGGCATGATGGGTAAGGATGCGCTGGATCGTCTCGGTGAAGCACGCCGTGGTGAAGGCGAAATGATGGACTTCTTTGAAAAGGTTGCACCTAAGATTGGTATGACCATCGATATGTTCAAAGATTTAAGTGGTCCAGAAGTTATCCAGAAATATTACGATGGATTGGAAAAAGCCAACCTATCGCACGCTGAAATCATCACATATATGGAACAAATTGTGAATGATGGCAGCTTGCTTATTCCATTACTCAAAGACGGCGGTGCAGGCTTTAAAAAATGGGGTGAAGAAGCCAAGAATGCTGGCGCTATCATGTCTAAAGATATGGTGGATAACCTCGGTAAAGCCAAAGCAAATCTTTATACACTAGAGCTTCAGTTCCAAGGCTTTCATGCAATGCTGATCAATTCAGTAACGCCTGCAGTGACCGCTATTGCTCAGAACTTTGACAATATCAAAGCTGTAGTCATCGCTTTAGGTACCGCTATTTCAGCTAAATTAGCTGTTCAATGCGCCGTATTGGCTAAAGAGTTTGTAATTGGTGTAGCCCAAGGCATGGCATATCAGATGCAATTGTCTGCACTTCAAGGACAGGCAATGCGTACCGCTACTGCAATGGGTGTGCTGCGTAGTGCGTCAGCATTGCTTGGTGGACCTGCTGGCTTAGGTATGTTGGCATTTCAAGGTCTAGCGGCAGGTGCTGCATTTCTTTACATGAAACGTAGCAGTGATGAAGCTATACCTGCTTTAAGCACACAAGGCAAAACAGTTGCTCAACTTCGTGAAGAGTATGAGAAACTGGATAAAGTCCAGCAACGTGTATTAGTTCGTCAAGCCACTGATGATCTGGATAAAGCTACAAAATCCTTAAAAGATCAAGATAAGGCCATGCGAGGACTAATCAAGACGATTACCGACCACTATGCCTCCTCCAATGAAGATCGAAAGAAAGCCGGAGAGTTATTTGATGAGTACAATAAGGGTCATATAACTGTTCTGCAACTTGCTACAGGAATTAATAACTTAAAAACTGTAAGTGATAAGCTCAAATCAAGTATTGATGATCAAGCTAAAGCAGTTGATAAGGAGAAAAAGGCTGTTATCGGCGCTCAAGGTGTTTTAAAGACATATAACCAGATTGTTAATAAGGGAACTAAAGACAATAAAGATCATAAAAACTCTATTGACGAAAAAACAGAAGCTCTGAAAAAGCTTAATGCTCAGCAACTGGAATATGTAAATCAATCCAACAAAAACGATCAGCGTGATCGATATGTTGGGGCATTGATGAAAAACGGTTTCTCACGAGATAAAGCTGAATTTTATGCAGACAAAAAGGAAGAAACGAATACTCCATATAATGTAGTAATGCCTAAAGTTCTACAAGAGTCTGTTGATAAAGAATGGGCACGAAAACAAGCTGTTGAAGCGCGTGAGGAGGCTGAAAAGAAAGCTGAGGAGACTCAAAAACGTCAAACCAAAGAGATGGAAAGGCAGGCTGCAATAGCTGCTAATACAGACCAAACCACTCGTAATATGCTCAAAGTTTATCAAGCTTTTATGAATACTGGGGTACTCACAGATAAACAGGCGAGATATTTAACAGCTGAAGTCGGTCGTGAGAACGATTTTAAAAATAGTGGTTTATATGGGTCACACACAGACAACAACAACGGTCAGAAGAACATAGGAATGATTTCTTGGCAGAAAGACCGTGCTGTTAATCTTGAAAAGTATTTATCTGCTCAAGGTGTGATGGATTCAAGTGGGAATATTAAGCAGACCCAGGAAGCATTGGATGCGCAGGCTCGATTCCTTGTTAATGAAATTTTTAATAACAAGTCGTATGCCAAATCCAAGAATGTGCTTTCTAAGGATGCAGACTATAGTGAGCTCAGCAAAACTATAGGAAAAAATACGATTGGCTGGGACTATGATGGTAAAAAGATCAATGCTCAGATCCATCATCAAAAACGAGATGGTTATTACAATAAACTCAATTCAGTTTTAGGTGATGATCCAAGCAGTGTAACAGCCGTAACTTCATCTTTCACCAAACTAGAACTTGCTCAAACTCAAAAAGCCGAAGAGGCTGAGAAACAAAAGCTAGCTCTACAGTATAAGTATGCAAGTGAACGTAAAAAAATCGCCATTGATCTTGATAACGCTATCAAGGAAATAGAAAAGTCGACACTTTCAGGTGATGAGAAAATCAATGCGATCGTAAAAGCAGAACAAGAAGCTGCTGATAAGGTCAAAGAGATTGATATCAGAGAGCTACAGCGGAGAATTGAAGAAAATGAATTGATCATTTCAAGTAAACAAACTCTTGCTCAAAGAATTTATGAAATTGAAATGGCTCAGCTTCAGGCTTCATTTGATGCTGGCAAGGTTTCCAATTTTGAGAAAGTGCAGCGTGAAAAGGATCTTGAAGATAAGCTGACCGCAATTAAGCGTATTGGCCTTGAAGAACGCCTGGACCTAGAAACTCAGTTAGGAAAGCTGACTGGGGAAATAGGCGGCATTCAGACAGCCACCAATGACTTGGGTGCTCTGGATCACCAGAAGCAGGTATCTGATATAAGCCAGCCTAAGAAACTGGATGATGCTCAGTTAAAAGACTTTGAGGATAAGTTTGGAGGTCTAACCTCTCGTATGTCTGGCCTTTGGGACAAAGGTATTCAGGCGATGTTAAATGGCACACTCACTTGGAAAAGTGCCATGAACGCCATCTTCACTGAACTGGCGGCTGAGTTCATTCAAAATATGGTTACCGCACCACTTAAAAAATACATGGCAAGTCTTGGTCCACGTCTAGCTGCAAAATTAGGACTGATCAAAGCTGAAACAGCCGCTGAGGTTGCAGGCCAAACTGCACAAACTGGTGCCGTGGTTGCTGGTGAAACAGCAAAAACAACTGCCACAGGTGTAGGTGTATTTGCTCGTATCGGCCTCAAGATCATGGAAACCATCAAGTCCGTAATGATGTCAGCCTGTGAAGCAATGGCCAAAACCATGGCTTCAATTCCGTTCCCGTTAAATATTGCATTAGGTGCAGCAGCTTTTGCTGGTGTGGCCGGCATTGTCGGCAAGATCGCTTCTGCCCGGGGAGGTTATGACATTCCTGCAGGTGTGAATCCAGTCACCCAATTGCACGAAGAGGAAATGGTCTTGCCTAAACAGCATGCCAATACAATTCGTGCCTTGGGTAAAAGCTTATCTTCTGGTGGTGGAATCGGTGGCGGTGGTGGAAGCTCAGAGCCGCCGGTCTATTTCAGTCCAACGATTCAGGCTTGGGATTCTAAAGACGTTAAACGTTTTATGAAAAAACATGGGCGTGAACTGGCTGAAAGTCTAAGCAGCTTTAATCGCAATTTTGGTAAACCATAAAAAGGAGGGGTAAATGTCAGATGTTTTGTTTCCTGAACTACCAGGACTTGAATGGGACCTCAGCAAGAAACCCATTTTCAATACAAAGATCATGACTTCGGTGAATGGTCGGGAACTTCGAGCAAGTTACCAGGCTGTTCCCAAGTATGAAATATCTTTGTCATTTGCCTTCTTGCGTGAAAATAAAGGAAAGAATGAACTACAGCAACTTGAAAGTTTCTTTTTAGAACGCCGTGGTGCATTCGATTCCTTTCTCTTCAAAATGCCTGAGGATTGTGAGTTTAAATGCACTTTTACTGGTGATGGTGAAACCACTTCTTTTCAATTGCATAAGAAAATGGCCAACCTAGAAATTCCGGTAAGTCATACGGCTGAGTTTGTATCTGAAGACCCTCTTATGTGGAGTGATGATCTTGATCAACCAATGTGGACTGATCTTGAGGCAAAAATGTGGGTAACACAGTATGAAATTACAAAGAATGGTTTGTTGAATTTACCGATACCCCTTGCTGCAGGTGATACGTTGCAAGTTGATGGCATTTTTTATTATCGGTGCCGATTTGCTGATGATGAGCAACAATTTACGAACTTTATGCATAAACTTTGGAACGCAAAAAGAGTTGATCTGGTGGGATCTTTAGGAAATAAAGTATGAGAGCAGCTTCTGCAAAACTAATTGCGTTACTTGATGCTGATCAGTTTGTGATGACAGATCTCTATACCATTACAACGGTGCAGGGTGATGTTTTTCGATACACCAATTATGACTTTGACCTGGTGGTTGCAGGTCAGTTCTATAGCTCGGAAGGTCCTATCATCAGCCGTGATGGAATTAGTCTGTCACTGGGTATTGAAGTCGATAATTTATCGATCAATATTGATTGTATTGACGATAACAAATGGAACGGCATCAACGTTGTTCAAGCATTCCATAATGGCCAGTTAGATGGTGCTCGATTTAAGCTGGAACGTATTTTTATGGACATGAATACACCAACGGACACCAGTGCCGGTGCTATCAAGCTTTTTGAAGGTCGAATCATTGAGCCTGACTTAGATCGTAATTCAATTCAAGCCAGTGTCGCGTCTGATCTGGATGAATTAAATGTGCAAATGCCACGCAATCTGTATCAGCCAAGCTGTACCAATACACTATTCGATACGGCTTGCGGGCTATTGCGTCAAAACTTCATGGTCGAAACGCTGATTGAATCGGGCAGTACTGCAGCACGAATTTTATGCCAGGTGAATCAGCCTCAAGGTTGGTTTACTCAGGGCGTGATTGAATTTTTAGAAGGTGGCAATGCGGGTTTAAAACGGACGATTCGCATGCATGAAACGGGGGCTTTGTTATTGACTTTGCCATTGCTGGAAGTACCGCAGGCAGGGCAACGAATCAAGGTTTATCCAGGATGTGATAAACGTTTAGAAACTTGCCAAAACCGTTTTAATAACTTCAGTCGTTTCCGTGGTGCGCCATTTATTCCGGTACCAGAAACCGCAGTTTAACCAATTTTGTATTAATCCATACCCAGCCATTGAGCTGGGTTTTTTTATGGGGTGAGAAAATGCCTTTACCAGATATTAAAGAATTTACTGGAACAAACATTACTCAGCGTAAATTTCAGGAAGCGCAGGGAAAGTTATTGGAATTTGTTGACGAAATAGATCAACGTCAAGCAGCGACTGCAAATGGATACTATAAATCATATGCAACACTAGCTGCAGCAAATGCTGATATTGCGAATATTCCATTGGGTGTGTCTGTAAAAGTTTTGAGTGATGAAGAAGGCGGAGAGTATTATAAAGCTATATCTGGGGCAACAAGTTTAACTAAGAGTCCTTATGATCCGGTTGAACAAGCGAAAGTGTATCTTGATGAGAAGTTAAGTATTTCAACAAACGACCCTGAATATGTTTTTTGTATTTCGGACAAGGATTCCAATTTGTTGTTCGGAATCTCTCACCGCGGTGAAATTATTGGCGACTTTAAAGTTCTATTTGAAAATATAGAAAACTTACCAACTGCTTTAACTAAAGTATTTTTCAAAGATAATTTGGAAGGCGAGTTATACGAGATTGCAGACCCGCAAGGTAACATTTTAGCGCGAGTGGAGTCTGACGGTACTTGGGTTCTACCTGCGATTCGCACAGCTTCATTAGACAGCACCGAAATAACCGGGGGCAACGTTAATGTGGGTGGTTCAACCGAAGCAGACATTACAAAAGAAAACCTAATACGGATACCCGAACAGAATTATCTACGGTTAGATTTGAGTTTTGTAAGTCTACCTACAGACACTTCAGATGCTCGTCTATCAAAAACGGGTACTTGCGTAATCTCGGATTCATCTAAAAGTATCGTTTATGCTAGAACCAATGCCGAAATGTCTGTGCAAGGACATGGCAGTGCTGGGGATAAGAAGAAGAATTACACTATTGATTTTTATAATATTGACGGTGATGATTTAGAGTTGAAGTTCGGTGACACAATCGCTTCAAGTTCATATCATTTAAAGGGATTCTATCGTGACCCGTCACACATGCGTGATCAGGGTGGGTATCGTTGTTGGAAAGAGCTAATTCAAAAACTAGATTATCCATACTCTAAGATCAACAATATTGTTTATTCTGCTAGTCCGTCAAGACCTACAGATGCAGAGTTCACAGCAGACGCAAAGTATTATCCACATGGGTTCCCTGTTGAAGTATATTTGAATAGTGAATTTTATGGTCTATATACACTTAGGCTCAAAAAAACACGCACTAATTACGCATTGAACAACGCTAATACAGATCACATTTTCTTAGACTCTGGAACATATACAGCCCTGCTAAAAGAGCCATTTGATGCGTCAGATTGGGAAATTAAGTCTCCAAAAATGAAAGGCTACAATGATTTAGGGCCTATTCCTCCGGATTTCACAGAAACGGTAGGTGCCTCTTGCGCTCGTTTATTTGAGTTCACAAGAACTTTAAGCACTTCTTATGTAAATCATGCTGATTACATCGTTTTACCGCATTGGATACTCTGGTATTTGATGTGCGAACTGACAGGTGATTGGGATCATAACGGCAACAACTACAACATCATCACTTGGAACAATCGACAGTGGAGTATTATCCCTTACGACCTCGATTGGACTCTAAACTGGTTCACCAATGGTTTCGGTAACATACAATCAACTAACCTGCTTTCATCCGATATTTGGACTACGTTCCGAACTGTATTTACTCCTGAAATCAAGGCATTATGGACTAAATATCGAAAAAACGGAGATATTTCTGTTGAAAAAGTGGTCAAACATTATAGGAATGCTGTTAGTAACGTGCCGCGGAAAATTTACAAAGCAGACAAAGACAAATGGGGCAGTTACGCATCCTTCGAAAATGTGAACTATCCAGATTTAGAACAGGCTTACAGATGGTTCGAAGCACGAATCGCATACCTTGATTCAAAATATTTAATCGCATAATGGATCTTTAAAATGCCACAAACTTTAGTTATCAGTACACCAGATGTGGTGTCTACAACGTCAAGAACATTCCCAAAACAGGGTATGTTTAATTTAAAAATCACTAAAAATGGTGTGTTTGATACAGTTGAACTCTGGTTTCGATGCGGAGCCAGCAACATCACACTAGAACTGGCAGGAGCTTCGTTTCAATTAACAGAGCAAGTCAGCTTCCCTAGAACAGCACCCACAGCCCCAACAAGTATTAGTGGTTCGACATTAGAAATAACGTCAAACATTACACAATACATGAAGATTAAACTGAACGAGGGTGTGTCTGTTGCCCATTTACGTTGTAGCTATACAGCCAAAAGCGAGAACGCAACAGTTTCGGGTGGAAACATCAGTGGTCAAGCGTTTGTTGATTACAGTAAAAAACCGTATATATCTACAAGTCTGGAAAGAATGTTTATTATATATCCTGTAAAGACTGATTTAACCAAGTGGGATATATCCTCCGTTACTAACATCAGCTATATGTTCTTAGATAACACAACCTTCAATCAACCTATCGGCAATTGGAACGTTAGTAAAGTAATTAATATGAATTATGTGTTCTCTGGAGCTGCCGCATTCAATCAACCTATCGGCAATTGGGATGTTAGTAATGTAACTACTATGCGTTATATGTTCTCTGGAGCTGCCGCATTCAACCAACCTGTCGGCAATTGGAACGTTAGTAATGTAACTAATATGGGTACTATGTTCAATGGAGCTACCGCATTCAATCAACCTATCGGTAATTGGAATGTTAGTAAAGTAATTAGTATGGTTTCTATGTTCTCTGGAGCTGCCGCATTCAATCAACCTATCGGTAATTGGAACGTTAGTAATGTAACTAATATGGGTACTATGTTCAATGGAGCTGCCGCATTCAATCAACCTATCGGTAATTGGAACGTTAGTAATGTAACTAATATGGGTACTATGTTCAATGGAGCTACCGCATTCAATCAACCTATCGGCAATTGGAACGTTAGTAATGTAACTAATATGAGTTCTATGTTCCGTGGAGCTACCGCATTCAATCAAGACTTGTCTAGTTGGGCTGCAAAATTCCATGTTAACGTTGATTTATCCTTATTTTTATCCTCACAGAACACATGGAGTACTACCAATTACGACAAATTCTTGAATGCTCTTTGGACAGACATTAACACCACTCGTCCACAAGCTTGGGCTTCACGTACAACAGCTAAAGTTTTAGACGTAGGTACTTCTAAGTATTCAGCAGCAAGTTCTGCAGCAAGAGCCTCTTTAGTTTCAGATGGCTGGACAATTACCGATGGAGGTTTAACAGCATGAGTCAATATACAAGCAAAGAAGGTCGATTTTATAAAGTGATCGACAAAAACAGTGGCGAGTTTATTACAGCAGGGGAGCTGGAAGAAGGCATTGAGCTTGCCACAATACATATCGTTGAGTTTATTGATCAAGTAGAGTACGAAAGTTTAGTGGCGGGCGACACACACTATTTGTGATGAATGTATTGCTAGAAAAATTCTAGATGCTGAATAACCCAACAAACCACATCGAACCCTGTTCTTTAATAAGAACAGGGTTTTTATAGATGAAGTATGAAAAACATCGAAGTAGTAAAAGAGGCCATGACATGGCTAGGCACACAATATCATCATCAAGGTCGTGTTAAAGGTGTCGGTGTCGATTGTGCAACACTGCTTTGTGAGGTTTACGAAGCAGTAGGGCTGATTGATCATTACGATCCAGGTCCATACCCACCTGATTGGCACATGCACCAGATGGGTCAGCGTTATCTTGAGCACATCAAGAAATTTTGTGATCAGGTCGATGATCCGCAGCCTGGTGACATTGTTCTTTATCATTTTGGCAAGTGCATCAGTCATGCTGCAATTGTCGTCGAGTGGCCAACGATCATCCACTCATATATCCATCAGGGGGTCATCCTCCAGGATGGAACCAAAGGAAGTTTAGCCCGGCGAATTGCCGGGTTTTATCGTTTAAGAGGGCTGTAAAATGAGTGGTGTTTTTGGTGGTGGTACCGTCAGTACATCTGACAAGCGGATCAATTCAATGCGTATCCAGCAGTCAGCCTATGGTCTTTGCCAGCCTTTGGTTTATGGTAAAAACCGTGTTGCTGCCAATATGTTCTGGTATGGTGATTTTACAGCCACAGCCCATACAACAACGAAAAAACAAGGTGGTAAGGGTGGTGGTGTAAAAACCAAAAACACGACTTATACCTACAGCGCCTCATTCATGCTTGGGCTTTGTGAAAATAAAATCAAAGACATTGGGACTATCTGGCGTGACAAAGAACAGATTGTTCCTAAAACGGAAGGCGGTATCCAACTCAAACCAATTGATCAGCTAGGCTTTGAATTATTTGATGGAGATTATAATCCTGTCTGGGGCTATCTTTATTCAAAACATCCTGATCAGGCATTGCCTTATCCATTTCTGGGCTATGTGGCATGCGCTAATTATGATCTGGGTGGCAGTGCCAGTTTATCGAATCATAATTTTGAAGTGGTCAGCGATATTACATTTTCAGAAACGATTCATGATGCCAATCCTGCAGATGTAATTGAAGACTTCATTACCAATCCACGTTATGGCGCATCACCAAGTCTGCAAATGGCAGATTTATCTGAATTTCGAACCTATTGTGCTGCCACTAATTTGTTGGTCAGTCCTGCTTTGACAGAACAGCGTGAAGCATTCGAAATCATCAATGAAATTGTTGAAGCGGTAAATTGTGCTGTGGTTCCTAGTCCAGACGGTTTGAAAATCCGGTCTTATGGTGACAGTGTCGTCAGTGGAAATGGGGTAACGTTCGTACCTGATCTGGAGCCAGTTTATCACCTTACTGATGACGATTTTCTAGGGGAAGATCAGCCAGTTCGGGTACGCCGAAGTCGTGATACTGATGCCTATAATCATTGCCAGATTGAATATGTAAACCGCTTCAATCAATACAACACTGAAACCGTTGAAGCTAAAGACCAGGCAAATATTGAAATGTTTGGTCTACGTACGCAAGATCCGGTCAAGCATGATTTTTTCTGTGAACCTAAAATTGCCCGCCATGCAGTGCAGTTGCTATTGCAGCGAAAACTTTATGTCCGTAATGAATATGAGTTCGAATTAGGCTGGAAGTACTGTCGTTTAGAGCCGATGGACATTGTGACGATCACAGATGAATCACTAGGCTTAAATCAGTTTCCAGTTCGGATCACCCGGGTTGAAGAAGATGAAGACGGAATGCTCTCGATTACGGCTGAAGAACTGGCTGTTGGATCTCGCTCTGCGGTTGAATATGATCTTCAATCATCTAATGGCTATCAGGGAGGAAATGAAGAGCCTGGAAACGTGAATGCACCGAATATTTTTGAGCCACCATTAGATTTGACAGGGGGTAAGAATCAAATCTGGGTAGCAGTATCAGGTGGAATTAATTGGGGCGGCTGTAATGTCTGGGTCAGCCTGGATAATACAACTTATGAAATGGTTGGTACGATCTATGGGTCTGCTCGATATGGTACTTTGGTTTCAGCGATTGAGGCCGATGATACAGAGATGCAGATCCAGTTGAATACATCCAGCCAGATGTTCAGTGGTACGGTTGAAGATGCTGAAGTTGATGCAACTCTATGCCGAGTTGGTGACGAATATATTAACTATGTCGAAGCCACATTGGATGGATCTGGGCTGTATACATTGAGCGATGTGGTTCGTGGACGTTTTGATGATGCAGGTCTACATAATTCAGGTGAAGCATTTGTTCGTATTGATCGTGCCATTTTTAGTCATGATTACAATGAAAATATGGTCGGAAAGCAGATTTATCTGAAGTTTACCAGCTTCAATGGATTGCAGCAGAAAGAACAGACTTTAGATGAGGTGACAGCTTATAGTCACACCATTACTGGCAGCCGTCCATCAGGTGTGAAAGGTTTATCACTGCAGTCCGCATTTGAGGGCACAAGCTTTAAAGTTCAATGGCAAAGTGCAGCAGGTGCCACGGGCTATATCGTTCAAATTATGTCAGGTGGTGTATTGCTTCGGACAGTGGATACCACAAATACAGATTATAGTTACAGTATGGATGAAGCCAAGATTGACGGTGTTCAGCGTGCTTATACAGTTCGTGTTGCAAGTAAAAATGGCTCAATTGTCAGTACCTTTGCTGAATTGAATATCAGCAATCCAGTGCCACCACAATTGTTGAACGTATATACATCTGCAACTGGTGATTCGATCACAGTTACATGGATTCCAAGTGAAGTGCCAGATCTGAAAGATTACCAGGTGTGGATCAGCAAAACTGCAAACTTTGATCCTGATACTTTGGCAGCCAGCTGGACAGGTACTGAGAATGCCTGCACGATTGGTAACTTAGAATCGACGACCACATATTATGTGCGTGTTGCTGCGCGTGATGTATGGAAATCCACTTCCTGGAATTACTCGGGACGGATCACACAAGCAACAGCTGAAGCATAATCTATGAACCACTAACAGCACCTTCGGGTGCTTTTTTATTACCAAAATTTAGGGGGGATCATGCAGGAGCATGAAAAAACATTTTGGATGCTGGTTGTGATCGGGGCTGTCATTGGCCTGTCCAAACTTCTGGTATCTGAGGAAAGGCTAACTGTTCGACTTGTTTTAGGTCGGACTATTTTAGGATCGGCTTCATCCGTTTTGGCAGGTGGGGTCTTATTACAAATTCCGGATATTCATCCACTGGCTTTGATCGCAATCGCATCAGCTCTGGGAATTCTTGGAAGTACATTTATTGAAAACTGGCTTAAGAATAAGGCTGCGAATTGGAGTGTCAAATGAAATTAATTGAACAAAGTGCCTGGAAGTATCTTTCTGTAAAGCTCCCAATTTTGGGAGCTTTTTTATTACTTGTCATTATTCCGTCATTGCAATGGGCGATGGACTTTAAAGTAATCCCTGTTGAGTACCATGCCTACGTGACAGGTGGTGTTATGGTCTTTTTATCATGGCTTGGTAAAAAGTGGTATCAGCCAAGTTTGCATCAACCTTTAGGTTTTGCCACTATCACGGCAGGACATAGCAATTCTGATCCTGGTGCAGTGAATGGCAAAATTAAAGAAGCTGATTTGGTGACTAATTTCAGGAATGCGGTTTCTTTTTATTTACGTGAGGCAGGCATTCAGGTCAAAAATGATGGTACCGGATCACAGAATGATCCGCTTTCATCGGCCATCAAGTTGATCAAAGGATCTAGTGTTGCGGTTGAATTCCATATGAATGCTGCGACTTCGAGACAAGCGAATGGAGTAGAGACAATTGCCTTGCCAAAAGATAAGAAATTGGCACAGGATCTATCTGCAGCTGTAGCAACTGCATTGGGCAGCCGATTACGTGGCGATAATGGCTGGATTGACCAATCTAAGTCAGCACGTGGCCGCTTGGCATACGTGAATGCTGATGGTTTGATTGTGGAGCTTGGTTTTATTTCGAATGAAGCTGAGCTTGCAGCATACCAGGCACGTTATTGGATTGCAGCAAAAGCTGTGGCCAAAGTGCTGATTGATTATGAAAAGTGCAATTAAGATTTTACTGCTGTGCAACCTTGGGGTTCACAGCTTTTTTAAAACTTTAATATAATGCTTGGCTTGAAAAAATTAATCTTTATTGCATTTAGTGTCTTGGCCTAAAGCACGTAGTCTATCTCGCTCCAAACGCTTTTGAAGTAAATTTTGATTGGCTTTTTCTGTTAATAGCTGAGCTTTCATCAAATGAAGAGTAAGCTTAGAATTGTTAGCATCAGATGGCGTGATAGTTGTTTTAAACAAATAGGTGCCATAAGGTGCTTTACCAAAAAAAATGGCAAGATTTTTTTCCCGATCTAAATTTGCATCAACTAATACATATGAATTCGCAGTTTTTACCTGCTCACATCTTAAATACGCTTGCTTTAAATTCGCATAAGCATCTACATATCCCAATGGAACATCTATTGACCCACCTTTGCCAATTGACTTAGAGATTAATTCACTTTCAGAAGTCGGCAAGATCATTTTTACGCAGCCCTGTAATAGGACTAAGGATGCCAATAATCCGAAAGTAGCTGTTTCTTTAATATACTTTGACACTTTTGAGATTTGCATGCTCAACATCTTCAACAATTCGTTTTTTAATTACAATAGAGTCTGGATCGTTTGATTTAAATCTTGAATCCACTTCATATTCAGCAATAAATACTCTTGGCTTGCTGCCTGGAATACGATCAACACCAATCACATAATCTTTATTTTCTTCCAAGGTTATATTTTTAATTTCAGTGAAATAACTATGGTTACCTATTCCGCTAACAAAAACAATATCATGTTGACCAACCGGTAGTTTTAATTTTGCTTGCGAGTAATCAAATCGAGTCATTGTAGTAGAAGGGCTGATGATTGAATTCTCAACAAATCTTACGCGTTTTCCATCAAAGGTATAAACGGTATATGGGTACGCACTAAGGGAGCCAGAACCCTGAAAAAATGTATAAGGAATAGTTTTTATCGTTGCATATTTTTGCTCTTGGCTAACGAGTTGATTTGTATATGCCGTCAACTTTTCAGAGGTGGGTGCATTCGATGGAGTATTTAAATAACGCGCTTCTTTAGGAATATACAGTGGTAGCATAGAAACAGATTTTTTATCATCTGCAGTTTCTACAACCTGACATCCAGTTAAAAATCCCAATATCCCTAATAGTAAAAAATTTTTTATATTCATTGCCGTATATTCAAATCTGATGATAATTTCGTAAATGCAATATACTCAT